AGAGGGTAGAGATTATATATGTGATGATTGTATAAATCATGAATTAACAGATCAGATGGGTGTTCCGATTAAAGATGTTGTGTATAACGAAAAGGTAAGTAAATTATATTATACTGTAAATGTGGTGAAGGAAATAAATGGTAGACTTTTACGGTTTGAACGGGCTATAAACTTAAACGGTGAAACTGATAAGATAGTAAAAATGGCCAATAAATACATATTAGACCATGAATGAAGACGTAGTTAAACAAGCAATAACCGAGTTAAATGCAAGTGTTGTTGCTTTAACTACAAAGAAAGACAACACATTAATAAAAACGGTAATCACAACATTAGTAGCAGCCGCTTTAATTGGTGGGTTTGTATCATGGGAAACCTCAAAGGCAAATACATTTAAAATCAAAGAAGATATTCGTGATATAAAATTATATGATAATCATAATAATGCAATTATAGAGAAAACATTGGAACTTCCTTTAATATATCACGACGATATAGATAACGACTAAAAACAACAAAATTTATTAGAATGGCAAAAGAAATTAAGTTTACGGATGATGAAGTAAAACAAATTAATGATTTAAGAATTGAGGTTACTGGGGTATTTACCCAAATGGGCCAAGTTCAGTTTCAAAAAGAAAAGAAATTAGCTGAATTTACAAAACTCGAATCAGACCTACATGACCGACATACAAAGTTGGTAACCGTAGAAGAAACATTATACAAAACATTAAACGAAAAGTACGGTGATGGTAATTATGATCCAGAGACTGGTGTATTTACCCCAAATCCCGATATAGAGGTTGAATAAACACAATTAAACAGTACATACATATTAAAATAACAGTTTACAGAAATTATTTTATATTTATATACGTAATATTACATAATAAAAATTAGGAGTAAACAAAAATGGCAGAAAAAATTATTTCGGCTGGTGTTTTCACACGAGAAAATGACCAATCGTTTTTACAACAAGGAATTGGTGCTATAGGAGCAGCAATCATTGGCCCATTCAAGAAAGGCCCTGCATTTTTACCTACAATAGTTAACACACAATCAGAATTTGAGCAGATTTTTGGTACACCAGATGGATCTTATTATACAGGTTACACCGTATCGAATTACCTTAAAGAGGCTGGTACTGTAACGATTGTAAGAGTAGGACATACAGGCGGATATTCACATTTATTACCGGTGGGTATAACGGTGAGTGGTTCAGTTGGTGGGCAGAAACTGATATCATCATTATTAGCAACAGCAACTGGTGATGCAGCTACAGGATATGATACAGCAAGTATGGCACTTGATTCACAACCATCAGCATCAGTATTCAACATTAGTGGTTCGGATTTCGGATCAAACGTATCATCTTCGGTACTACCATCAGCAGTGAATGATATCGCTGATGTATTTGGTAAATCAGCAAGTGGTGCAAAAAATGTATACGCATACAATTATTTTGAAAACGCAGCAACCCAACACACCACATATATAACAACAAGTGGTTCACAGGTAACAATGATTCAGTTGGCTACACAAGATTTCACAAATGATATTAGTTATGCAACAACACCGTGGGTACAATCACAATTGATATCTTCAGAGAGATATAATCTGTGTCGTTTCCATACACTTGGTGATGGTGGACTCTATAACAAAGAGTATAAAGTTAGTATCTATAACGTTAAAGCAGCTACCACAACACAAATAGCAGCTGGAAACAGTTTCCCAACATTCTCGATATTAGTTAGAGAATATTCTGATATAGATAAAAGACCAACAGTAGTACAACAATTCAATAGTGTAAACATGAATCCTGCATCACCTAACTATATAGCTAAGGTAATCGGAGATCAAAACAGAACAATTGATTCACTTGGAAAAATTACTGAAAATGGTGATTATAAAAATAATTCTAAGTATATCCGTGTAGAGGTTGCAACTGAGGGTTCATATCCTGATGTAGCAGCACCATTTGCACACGCAGCATATACGAATCCAATCTATGTTGGTTCGAGTTTAGAATCAATTGTACCAGTTGTATTATATGCAACGGGTTCGGATTCAAACACATCATCAATATCAACTAAATTTAGTGGTATTGATTTGGAAACATCATCCGTTAAAGTAGATAATGGATACTACCTAAACCCAACACCAGCAAACGCAACAGTAGGTGCTAATACAGCATTCGCATTTGATGCAGCTGTTAACGCTATAGTGGGTGGGGTTATTTCAACTATTAATCTTGGATACACAATGAGTGGTTCAGCTAATACTGATGTAAACAAACGACAATTTACATTAGGATTTCAAGGTGGATTTGACGGTTGTGCACCAACACTAGTTGAGAACTTAGGTTCTAATATAACAGCTGGTAATTCACAAGGATTTAGTTTATCAACATCTACATCAAGTGGTTCAGTTGCATATGTTAAAGCAATCAACGCAGTATCTAACCCAGATGATTATGATATTAACTTAGTATCAGCTCCGGGTGTTATTCGTAGATTACATTCATATGTATTTGATAAAATTGTAGATATGGTAGAAGCTAGAGAAGATGCATTCTTCATTGGTGATGTGACATCTGAAAGTGATACAATCGCTCAAGCAATTGCACAAGCTGACTTGGTTGATTCAAATTACACAGGTACATATTATCCGTGGGTTAAAACAATTGATGTTAACACAAACAAATTAACCTCAATTCCACCATCAGTATTGATGCCTGGAATATATGCAGCAAACGATGCAATCGCAGCCGAATGGTTCGCACCTGCTGGTTTGAACAGAGGTGGTGTTGTTGGTGCAACTAGTGTACTAAACAGATTAACTAAAGCAGAACGTGATGAACTTTATGAAAATAAAGTAAATCCAATCGCGGCTTTCCCTGGAGAGGGTATTGTTGCTTTCGGACAAAAAACATTACAAACTGCCGCATCTGCACTTGATAGAATCAATGTACGTAGATTACTTATTAAAGTTAAAAAGTATATCGCTTCTACATCAAGATACTTGGTATTCGAACAAAATACAGCAATTACACGTAACAAATTCCTAAATACAGTTAATCCGTATATGGAAAGTGTTCAACAACGACAAGGTGTTTACGCCTTTAAGGTAGTAATGGATGAAACAAATAACACACCAGATGTAATTGATAGAAATATCATGGCTGGTCAAATATTCTTACAACCAACGAAAACAGCGGAGTTCATCGTCCTCGATTTCAATATTATGCCTACGGGGGCCAGTTTTTCTGGATAACCTAATTAATTAAATATTTTTATAAAACCACTCATTTTTTGGGTGGTTTTTTTGTTTTTCTTATATTTATAGTAAAGGGATTTAACATAATACCAACTATGACAAAGATAAGTAAAGATACGAATTATAAAAGAAATTGTCCAAATTGTACCGATGTATTATATTATAATAATACAAGCTCATTAAACTTAGCAGAACGAAAAAATAAAGTTTGTAGAAGTTGTGCAAAACTTGGTACAAAGACAAAAAAGAATCACCCAGAATTAATAAAGCGTATATGTGAATGGACTGGTGATGTATTCTACGTGGAGTGGAAAAAACGAAATGCAAGATTCAAAGATAAAAAATCAATGTATGAATGGAGAAAATCACAAAACCACGAAACTGTTAAATGCTTAAATTGTGGTAATAAATTCGATAGATATAAAAATGCAATACACCCTAGTACAGGACTACCACAACAATATTGTTCTAATGAATGTAATAGATCATCACAACGTAGAAAAGATAATATGAGTTATTTATTTACCAACGGCTCAAATCCAATGAATAATCAAGTACATGTAGATAAAATAAAACAAACTAAACTAGAAAAGTATGGTGATGCCCATTATAATAATATGGAAAAAACTACATCAACTAATATTGAACGATATGGAGTACTATATGCCACATATCTACCACAAACACAATCAAACGGTACTACTATTTCAAAAGGCCAACGAAGATTATATGAAGAAATTAAAAAGAAACATGAAGATGCAATGTTAGAATATTATTTACCAGATATACAAAAATCGGTAGATATATTTATACCAAGTGAAAATAGAATAGTTGAATATTATGGTGATTATTGGCATTGTAATCCTAAAAAATATAAAAAAGATTATTATCATACTCAGATACACAAAACGGCATCGGAAATATGGGAATTTGATAATAACAGAATACAACAATTAAAAGATGCAGGTTATATGGTGGACATTATATGGGAGGGTGATGAAAAATGAGTGATAGTTCAAAAAAGAAAGTGGGTAAGTATGATATAGAAAATAATCTTTTATATATTTATAGTAGTATGAGTGAAGCCGCCGCGGATGTTGGGTTGAGTATAAGCTCAATTTCAGCAGTTTGTAATCCGAATATGATTAATAAAACGGCAGGTGGATTTATATGGAGGTTAAATAATTAACGGAAAAATATAATTGTTATATTTATATACAGTAACAATAATTAATAAGGAAACAATATTATGGCAGAAGTGCTCGAATTCGATCAGATGTTTTACACGAACTTTCAACCGAAGGTAAAAAACAACTTTATCATGGAAATTGATGGAATTCCGTCATACATGATTAAAACAACAGGCAGACCAAGTATATCATTTGACCCAATTACACTCGATCACATTAATGTGAAACGTAAGTTAAAAGGAAAAGGTGAATGGCAAGATATTAGTATTACATTGTATGACCCTATTATTCCGAGTGGTGCACAAGCCGTAATGGAATGGGTAAGATTATCACATGAATCCCTAACAGGACGTGATGGTTATTCAGATATGTATAAAAAAGATGTGGATATCTATCTATTAGGCCCTCCAGGTGACAAAATCGAACAATGGAAAATTAAAGGTGCATGGATTGTATCAGCTGAATTCGGTGATGTTGATTGGTCAGCAAGTGATCCAGTTGAGATATCACTTACATTAGCAATGGATTATTGCATTTTAGAGTATTGATTTAGAACGAATATAAATAAGAAATATCTAGTATTTCTTAATCAAATATCAACGTTAAATTAAAAACCCTTGTATTTATAAGTGTAAGGGTTTTTATTATGCATAAATGTAAATATTGTAACAAAGAGTATGAAACTCATAATGGGTTAATGAAACACTGCACACGTACTCACAAAATTTCCAAAGAACAAATTATTATAGATTATTATCATGATGGTATTCCACCGACATGTAAATGTGGGTGTGGTACTAAGACTAATCTGTGTTATGGTGAACAGGGACGATTAAATGGATATTTTAGAACATATGCCAAAGGTCATCTACCACGGGTAGTTAATAACTGGGGACATAATAAAAAAGCACAAGAAAAGTCAGCCGAAACACGTAGACATCAGTACGCAAGTGGTGAACGTAAAACTTGGAATGATGGATTAACGAAACAAACAGATGAGAGGGTTGCCAGTTATGGTAAACGTATTAGTGATACTATAAATTCAAATCCAGATGAATTAAAACGAAGAAGTGATTGGTTGAGTAACGCTAGGACAACCAATGAAAAGTTTAAGTCTAAATATGGGATAGACTCTGCAAATTGGAAAGGTGGTACATCTTCTATTAATAATTTGGTAAGAGTTAACAAACGATTATACACGGAATGGATATACCCTATATTAGTACGTGATGGGTTTAAGTGTACCGAGTGTGGTTCTACTGAGAAGTTAGAGGTACATCATGATAAAGAGCAAATGTCACATATATTACATAAATTTGTGAATATTGAAATAGATTATGATTTTGATCAAAAACGAGATATTATGAATGAGGTAATAGATTATCACGTAGAACATAATATTTCAGGTAAATCATTATGTAAAGAATGTCATAAACAATTACACCCATCATATAATACGTAAAAAATAATTTGTTATATTTATATACAATGATACGATTAAAACCATTAATATCCGAAGCAGGTAAAGTTGATAGGATGTATGTCAGGAAATCAATTGAGGCATTCAATAGATTAAGTGAACCAACAAATAGAGATTTGGTAGATTTAGCAAAATCTATAATTTCTGATTTAGGGGATAAACCGACAAAACGTGTAGTTAATGATATGGAGAATTATTTACATTTGGTGTATTTTCATCATCACAAACGATTTCCCCGTAATTTCCCCGATGCAACCGATTTCAAGGAAATATATGAATTGATATACGGCACATCATGAAAAAACGTGATAAACTAAATAAGATTATTACAAAGGAAATAATCTCGGTATTATCCGAACAGAATCCAAAATCACTAAATGAATCAGATACCAAAAAATTCATAAAGATGGTAAAAGATGAATGGGATATGGAATCATTAGAATTGATGAAAACGATAATTGATGATAGAATACTTTTTGTAAATAAAATGATATCAATGGGAACACGTAAAGTAGTAAAAGGATTTAGAAAGTA